GCAAGTGGCGTGGTGGTGAAGGCTTGGTGTATGACCGCTTTGATCGGTCTGTGCATGTTCGGCAACGCAACGAAGAGTGGCGGCGAATCATCGTGGGCCAAGACGAAGGGTACACCAACCCGGCGGCACTTCTGGTTGTGGGCGAAGATGGCGACGGTCGATTGCACATCATCGAGGAGTTCTACAAGTCGCAGATGCTTGAAGTGGATGTGATCGCAACAGCCAAGGACATCGCCAGCCGGTACAAGATCGAGTCTTTCGTGCTTGATCCGTCAGCCGCCAAACTGAAGGCAGCAATGCACCAGTCCAACCTCGATGTGGCATCGGCTGACAACACGGTGTTTCCGGGCATCCAGAAGGTGCAGCAGCGTCTTGCCCGTGCTGGCGACGGTCAGCCGCGCTTGACGGTTGACCCGAAGTGCGAGAACACCATCCGCGAGTTTGAGTCGTACGAGTGGCTCGGTGGCTCAAGTGGCTACAAGGATGCACCGAAGAAGGAGATGGATCACGCGATGGATGCGTTGCGATATGCCGTGGTTCATTTCGATGGCAGCCGTGTCGAGCCGCGAGTGCGTGTGGCGGATAGGGCCGCAACTGGAGATAGGTTTGCCAACGATGAACGAATGTGGAGATCGCTCTAATGCTTGAAGGTTTCAAATCCGCTCTTGGGTTCAAGGCGAAGCAAGACCGCCTTGACTACGTCCGATCCACCATCAAGCCCGAAGCCACATATGGCATGACCAAGTCAACGCAAGAGCAGGCTGCTGCTCTGCGTCTGATGACGGGCTACGTCTACGCAGCTGTGATGATGAACGCTCGCAGCATCGCCGCGCAGCCCTTGCGCCTGTATGCGTCTGTTGAGGCACGCGGCACGAAGCAGTTCCCAACCAAGTCGGTGAGCAAGAGCGTGCAGCGGTATCTCAAGGGCGACGGCTCTATGCGTCCCGCGAAGTCTGCCATGCTTGGATCAAACACCGGCGGTGACGTTGTTGAAATCTATGACCACCCGATCCTTGACCTGCTGAACAAGGTGTCACCGTTCTACGACGGCTACAACTTCAACATCCTTCGCAAGACGTTCTTGCAGGTGACTGGCAACGAGTATCTGCACCCTATCATGGGGCCAATGGGCTACCCGGTTGAAATCTGGGTGATGCCGTCACAGTACGTCAAGATCAAGCCAACCCGTGACGAGCGACTGATCGAAGGCTACGAATACGGGCAGCAACCGAACAACGCATTCTTTGAACCTGACGAAGTGCTGCACAATCGCGTGCCTGACCCGAACGATCCGCTGTACGGTCGTGGCTGGGTTGCTGCTGCGTCCGACGCGGCTGGCTTGTTGCAGTCAATGGACGGGTACGAGAAGCACCTATTCCAGAATCAAGCCCGACCCGACTGGGGCATCTTCCTCAAAGAGACGCTGAACGAAACGCAGTGGAACCGCATGATTGCGTATCTCGATCAGAACCTTCGAGGCAACCACAACAGCGGTCGGCCTTACATCTTCGAGGGTGGATCAGACGCACGCCCGTTGCAATTCAGCCCTCGTGACTTGTCATTCAGCGAAGGCGAGAACCGCAAGGTCGAAGTGATCGCTGCCGTGTCTGGCGTGCCTGTAACCTTGCTCAAGGCCAACGATCCGAACCTTGCATCTGCACAGGTTGGCTTTGCGTCGTACATGCGTGACACCATCCACCCGTACTTGGTAGCTGACGCTGAGTTCTTGAATCAGTCGTTGCTGCCATTGTTCGGTGGACTGGCTGACGGTCTGTTCTTGGCCTACGACAACCCGGTGCAAGAAGACGAGCAACTCATCTCTGGAATCATGCAATCGCAGGTTGCTGCTGGTATTCGCACGATCAACGAAGCCCGCTCAGAACTCGGCCTTGATCCGGCGGAAGATGGCGACGAACTGCGAGTCAATGGCATTCCGCTCGACGTTCTTGGTCAGCCAGCCTTGCCACCGTTGGGTGCTTTGGCATACGGCAACGAAGAAGAAGAGAACCAAAAGGCAACACGCAGCGAAGTTCGCGTTGGCTCATGGGTGGAGTGGAGGACTGAGAAGGGAAAGTATCTAGGCAAGATCCGACGCTTCAAAGAATCCGGCAGTGAGCCGGGTACGGTTGGCGACGGTGAAGCCACAGCCGAAGACCCGATTGCCTTTGTGCAGGTTTACATTCGCAACGAGGACGGCACATTCACACCGTCTGACCGTGACGCACCCGTGCAAGTCTCACGATTGACACCAACCGACGAGCCAGAAGTTACCAAGGGCATCAAGGCCGTCAGTGAGCAAGTACGTGAGACGCTCAAAGAAAAGGCCGAAGAACACAACGAAGAAGTGGGCGATGCCAAGAGCAAGCGAACCACAACCCGCACGTTGATTGCTGTCTTCGAGCGTGGGATTGGTGCTTACCGTCAGAACCCATCGTCAGTGCGACCAACCGTGGCGGGTGCTGAGCAATGGGCATACGCTCGCGTCAACGGATTCTTGCACGCACTCAAGACTGGCAAGTTCAAGCGGAAGCCATACGACACCGACCTGCTGCCCGAAGGTCACCCACTGTCAAGCAAAGACAAGGGCGACAAGGCTGCACTTGAGAACTTCCCTGACGTATACACCACGCCAGAGGAAGCCGAGAGCCGTGCCGAGGTACTTGGCTGCGATGGCATCCACGAACACCCCGGCGATGCGTATGGCTTTGACGGCGTGATATACATGCCATGCTCGTCGCATCGTGACTACGAAGCAGCTATTAAGGATCAGCAGAAGAAGTATGAAGACATCGACTTTACGCCGCCTGCTGACGTTCAGGAAGAAGCACAGCGTGGCTTGGACTGGCGAGCCGAGCATGGACGCGGCGGCACAGAAGTCGGCGTGGCCCGTGCGCGTGACCTGAGCAACGGCGTGTCTGTCTCACCTGAGACGATCCGCAGAATGGTCAACTTCTTCACACGGCATGAGGTTGACAAAGAAGCAGAAGGCTTTGAGCGTGGTGAGGACGGCTACCCGTCAGCCGGTCGCATTGCGTGGGCGTTGTGGGGCGGCGATGCCGGGCAACGATGGGCCAACTCGATTCGTGATCGCATGGACGCAGAAGACGAACGCGGAGAGAAGGTGACGCGGAGAGAAGGAGAGAGCCTAGACAACTGCGTTGCACGCGGTATTGAGAAGTTGCTGTCAGAAGGGTACGAGCGTGACCAAGCGGTTGCGATTGCCTACCGTCAGTGCGGCACTGCCACCAAGCGTGCGGTTGCCTTCTTGACCGGTATGGAGCCGGAGATGCAGAAGAAGGCGTTTGACGGGCCAAGCAAAGAAGACTGGCCCGAACGTACCAAGGAAGCCCGCAAGGCTATTGAAGACGTTGAAGACTACGAGCCAGAACCAGCAAGCGAAGACATCCGTGCAGGCGAACCAGCCAACCCAGCACGCCGGATCCAAACCAACTTGGTGCGGGTGCTTGAAGACCAGAAGCGCGAGATCATCAACGCACTGCTAGGCGAGAAGGGCGGCAAGAAGCAGTTTGGGCCATCTGACCTGCTGAACCTGTTGACCTCTCTCGGTGCATTTGAGATCCGCTATCAAGAGGCTGTGGCTGGGCCAATGGCTGAGGCAACCGCATCGGGTAGCACCTTCGGCACAAACGAGGTCGGCGTTGCTGGATCGTTTGACGTAGAGAATCCAAAGGTCGCAGAGTTTGCTGCAACGTATTCAGATCAGTTTGCCTCTGAGGCATCTGCGGCTTCTCTGCGTAGGGCGCGCACCATCATTGCTCGCGGCCTTGAGGAGCGACGTAGCGTTCAAGAGATTGCTGATCAGATCAGCCAAGACTACGCCTTCAGCCCTGAGCGGGCGACCGTGGTGGCACGCACCGAGACTGCCCGCGCGTTCGTGGAAGGCGAGCGGCTTGGGTGGGAGGAGTCTGGTGTGGTTCGCGGCAAGCAGTGGCAACTCGCCGCAGGTGCTTGCCCGTTCTGTCGTGAGACTGCACGCAAGGGAACGTCAAAGGTCTTTGGCCTGAACGAACCATTCTGGAAGAACGGTGACACCATCTCCGCTGGAGGCGGCACCTATTCCGTCCGATATGGCGATGTGCAAGGTGCGCCACTTCACCCCAACTGCCGGTGCGACATCATTCCCGTGCTTGGAGATCCTGACGAATGAATGAACTGAACCCAACCGAATACGGGTTAAAGTCTGACGTGCCAACCGTCTGGCGTGAACTGTCGATCAAAAACATAGAGATTGACCAACCCAAGCGCAGCGTGCTGGCGTACATCACGACGGATCGCGTGGACGAAGAAGGAGAAGTGGTCGTGCCTGAGGGCATCGACTTCTCACGCTTCAAGAAGACTGGCACGGTGTTCTACAACCACGATTACGCAGCCCCGTGCGGCGTCTGCACCAGCATCAAGCACACTGATCGTGGCATCATGGCGGTCACGCAGTTCCCTGAGCGGCCTGAAGGCTACGAGGGCAAGTGGCTGCCTGATGAGGTGTTCGCCATGTTCGCCTCTGATCCGCCGATCGTGAAGGCGTTTAGCATTGGCTTCGCGTACACCCAAGTGCGCCAGCCCACCAAGAAAGACTTTGACCGGTACGGTCGTGATGACATCAAGCGAATCGTGAGCAAGTCACGCATGCTGGAGTACAGCGTTGCACCCTTGCCCATGAACGAAGACGCCATTGCCGTGCAAGTCACCAAGCAACTCAATGACACCGGCGACGTTGCCGATGTATGTAATTGTTCGCAGGCATCGTGCGAGAACCCTGAGAGCGTCAACTGTCGGCAGGCAGTTGGAGAAGCAGAGCAGGCATCAACGACTCAGCCAGAGCGAAGTTCTATTGATTCTGAAAAAAAGGGAAAAACCATGTCGGAAGATATCCGAAAGAAAATGATGGTTGACCTCAAGCCAGACATGACCATTGCCGAACTCGTGGCTGCCATGCAAATGGAGGACGAGGCCGACGCTGTGCGTGCTGAGGTTGAGGAAGAAGTCGAGAAGGCTTCAACCAAAATGGAAGACGACAAAGAAGAAGACAAGGCTGCAAAGTCCGCTGTCGCTCTTGTCGCTGATCTTGTCAAGAAGCAAGCAGCAGAAGGCCGCCGTCGTGTTGCCGCTGCCACGCCTGTCGTGACTGCACCAGCTCTCAAAGGCAATCTCAAGCACTTGAACGACGCCGAAACCGCACACGGTCTTGGCCAGTTCTTCTTGGGTTCCATGGGCAACAAGTCAGCACAACAGTGGGTGTCGGATCGCTACGGTGCTAAGGCACACGGCGAAACCAACAACTCGCTTGGCGGCTTCTTGGTTCCTGACGAACTCGAGCAAGCAATCATCGACTTGCGTGCCAAGTTCGGCAAGTTCCGTGCGAACACCCGCGTCTTGAACATGAGCCGAGACACCTTGCTGATCAACCGAATTGCTGGCGGCCTGACCGCTTCGTTCGTTGGTGAAGGTTCCTCGATCAGCGAGACCGATGCTTCATTCGATCAAGTGTCTTTGGTTGCCCGCAAGGCTGCCACGTTGACCAAGTACAGTCGTGAATTGGCAGAAGATTCAGTTGTGAATCTTGGCGACTTCTTGGCTGGCGAAGTTGCTCGTGCTTTTGCTAACGCAGAAGATGAAGCAGGCTTCAACGGAGATGGCACTTCAAGCAACGGCGGCATCGTCGGACTCAAGAACGCTGTTGGCTCCGCTGGTCAGAAGACCGGCTCCGGCAACGCTTACTCTGAATTGACGCTTGCTGACTTCACCGGCACTGTTGGTCTTGCCCCTGAGTTTGTCTTCTCTCAAGGCACTCCAAAGTGGTACATGTCCACCCAGTTCTACCACACCGTTGTTCTGGATCTTCTCGCTGACGCTGGCGGCAACACCAACCTCACCCTCGCAGGTGGCGTGGCTGTGCCTTCCTTGTTCGGCTATGAAGTCGTGCTTGCTGATGTCTTGCCTAAGACTGAAGCCAACTCTCAAATCTGTGCCTACTTCGGCGCACTCGAGCTCGGTGCAACGATGGGCGACCGTCGTCCTACCGAGATTGCCGTAAGTGAAGATCGCTTCTTCGAGGCCGACCAAATCGGTGTTCGTGGAACGACTCGCTTTGACATCAACTGCCACGATGTTGGCGACAGCAGCACCGCCGGTGCTATCGTTGCCCTCAAGACGGCTGCTTCCTAATTGAAAG